GGCGAAAACCCATCGAGGCTCGCGGCGAAAAATAGTCGAGCCGCATCAGGAAGCCGGATATACGTCAGCAGTTGTGGCCCTTGATCCTGATCCAGCCATCCCGTTGCAATCGGGCGGGGTCCATATATGTCCACACATGACAATGCCCTCTTTGTTCTGCGGCAACGTTGTTCAAATGAGTCTTCCACAAAGATCCCAATTTCAATTCTGCTGTAAGTAAATAGGAAATGTTTTCCTATAGAATGGGTAATAGTGTCCCATTAATTCCCCAGTATTCCCCATTTTTATGAAACTTTCTTCATATAGTTTTCAAAGAATCGTATTGACTCCATTCGGCGACACCTGAACATTTGTTGTAGAAGCCCGAATCGCAGATCGGTGCCGGGCCGCTCGCTTCCACACAAAACGTCGAACGCTGCGGCTCAACCACCCCTCTGCATTTGATCGCTATTTGGAGAAGCTATCCATGCCGAAAGCCACCAGAGGTTCAAACCTCGATCCACTCCGTCGGGACCTGACACCGCAGCTCGTTGCGCTTGAAACGCTCCAGGATCCCCTGCCGTTGGTCAGAAGGCATCCGGCGGGCCAGATCCGCAAACTCGCCCGGTCGCTCGACCGCTTTGGTTTCGTTCTTCCGATCATCGTCGACAAGGAGCTTCGAATTGTCGCCGGCGCCGCATTGAAGGCGGCAGCCGTCCGCCTCGAGTTGACCGAGGTCCCGGTGGTAATCATCGACGACCTCTCCGCTGCAGAGGTGAGGCTGCTGCGCCTGGCGCTCAACCGGATCAGTGAGGACGCGACCTGGGACGAAGGCGCCCTGCAGTTGGAGCTCCAGTCGCTGATCTCCCTGGATGACAGCCTCGACCTGACACTCAGCGGATTCGAGAGCGCGCAGATCGATCAGGTCCTGCGGTTGGGCGATGACGCCGGAGACGCCGACGATGAAACACTTCCCGGTCCCGGGGTCGCCATCGAGGAGCGCTGCCAACAGGGCGACCTCTGGCAACTCGGCCCGCACCGCCTGTTCTGTGGCGATGCCCTGGCGGCGTCATCCTACAGGCAACTCCTTGGTGACGAGCCGGTGCGCCTGCTGCTGAGCGATCCGCCTTACAACCTCCCCATCGACGGCTTCGTGGGTGGCAAGGGCCGGGCACAGCACGGGGACTTCGCCATGGCCAGCGGCGAGATGGATGGGGCGGCCTTCAGCGGCTTTCTCCAGAGCTTTCTCGAATGCGCAGCGGGGCGCCTTGTCGACGGCGGGCTTGGCTACGTCTTCATGGACTGGCGCCACCTGGGTGAAGTGCTGGCGGCGACGCGGGCTGCAAAGCTCGCGTTGCTCAATCTTTGCGTCTGGGCCAAGACCAATGCGGGCATGGGGAGTTTCTATCGCTCGCAGCATGAGTTGGTGCTGGTCCTCAAGAAAGGCGCCGGGCCGCACATCAACAACGTGGCGCTGGGACGCCATGGCCGCAACCGCTCCAACCTCTGGACCTATGCCGGGGTCAACAGCTTCGGCCCTAACCGCGACCAGTTTCTGGCGCTTCACCCCACGGTCAAGCCGGTCGCCCTGCTGAAGGATGTCATCCTCGATGCCAGCGACCGCAGCGACTGGATCCTTGATCCCTTCGCCGGCTCCGGTAGCACGCTGATCGCCGCCGAACGGACGGGCCGGCGCTGTGCGGCGATCGAACTCGACCCGCATTACTGCGATGTGATCTTGACGCGCTACGAGACCGCCAGCGGCAAAAGCGCCGCCCGCATCGCCAGAGAGCAACCCACCAGTGAAATCGCCGCGCAGAAAGGAGCTGCCTCATGAAACACCATGATAGCGATCCACAACCGAATCCTGAGGATGACCGCGTCGGTTATGGCCGACCCCCCAGACAACACCGGTTCCGCAAGGGCCAGTCCGGCAACCCCAGAGGACGGCCAAAAGGCAGTCTCAACGTGCTTGACCTGCTGGCGATCGAGTTGAACCGCAAGCTCACTCTGCGCGAGGGGGATCGCACGCGGGTCGATAGCAAGCTGGCCGCCATCATCGCCCGTTTCGTCGAGAGCGGCCTCAAGGGGGATCCGAAGGTGATGATGGCATTGATCCGCATGAGCGAGCTCCTGGCATCCTATGAGGCGAAAGTGGCCCCTGTTGCAGCGACCAAGACCGACCAGGAGATTCTGGCGCGTTGGGCCGAGCGGCAGCGCCAAACGGCCAAAGCCAATGGCCGCAAAGGTCGTAGGAAGAATAGAAAGGCAGGCTGATATGAAGCTCTCTATCGACCGGGCCGCGGCCAACGCCCATTGCCGGACGAGCCTTGCGGCCTTTGCCCATACCTTCTTCGATGTGGTTTACCCGGGGCATCACTTGGCGCACAACTGGCACATCGAGGCGATCTGCTACCAACTGGAGAGACTGGCGGCGGGCGAGATGACCCGGCTCATCGTCAACCTGCCGCCGCGTAGCCTGAAGTCCTATCTGGTATCCGTCTGTTTTCCGGTGTGGCTTCTCGGCAGAGACCCCGGAACGAAAATCGTCTGCGCCAGCTACTCGGAAAAACTGGCCGTCGGGTTCTCGCATCAAAGCCGGTTGATCATGGCGTCGCCCCGCTACCGTGAAATCTACCCTGGGACAAAGCTGTCACGCTCTAAGAACACCGAAATGGAATTCCACACGACGCAAAACGGGTTTCGCCTGGCGGTGTCGGTCGGCGGCACCTTGACCGGGCTGGGCGGCGACATCATCCTGATCGACGATCCCCTCAAGGCCGACGACGCTTTCTCCAAGACGGCGCGAGAAGGTGTCAACCGCTGGTTCGACAGCGTCGCCCGCTCGCGCCTCGATCATCCGGGCGAAGGCCGCATCTGCCTCGTCAGCCAGCGCCTTCACCTCGGTGATCTCGCAGGCCATCTGCTGGAGAGCACAGACGAATGGCATCACTTGAAGCTCCCAGCCATAGCCGTGGATGACGAGAGAATTCCTCTTGGCTGCGACCAGGTCAAACGGCGAAAGCCCGGTGATCTTTTGTTTCCAGGACGGCTTTCACAAACAACTCTGGATGGTTTGCGAGCTGGCATTGGCAGTCTGTCCTTCGAGGCCCAGTACCAGCAAAGCCCGCGTGCACCGGAGGGCAACTGCGTCAAGCAGGCGTGGATCCGCTCTTATGAAGATAGACCCACGGCCGAGGCCAGTGATCGCATCATTCAGAGCTGGGACACCGCGAACAAGACTGGTGAGGCAAACGATTATTCGGTCTGCACCACCTGGCTGCAGCGCGGCGACTATCTCTACCTATTGGAACTCTGGCGCGGGCGCCTCGCTTTCCCGGAGCTCTGCGAACAGGTGCACGCGTTAAAGGCCCGCGACAATCCGGCAACGTTGCTGATCGAGGACATGGGTTCAGGGCAGAGCCTCATTCAGCACCTGCGCGCCAAACAAGTTGCCGTGGATGCGGTCAAGCCGGAAGGCGACAAGATGCAACGGCTGATCTCCATTACCCCGAAGATCCAGGCTGGCGGCCTCTGGCTCCCCGCGCAAGCGCCCTGGCGCGAAGACTTTCTCGAAGAGTTGCTCAGCTTTCCCTCAGCACCGCACGACGATCAGGTCGACAGCCTCAGTCAAGCCTTCGCCTGGGCGCGGGACAATCCGCCTGAATACTGTGGCAAGGTGGAAATTGGTGGCGGAGTACGCCAAAGCTACTGGGACTTGGGCTGATACTTTCGAAACACCCGTCTTTCCTGACTGGACTTCGGCCCCTTTGTGAGCGTGCATGGAGTTCCTGAGAACCAGCCAGGAGGTCCTGTCCCATGACCCTGCCCAGCCTCGAAGTAGCCGAGAGCCTGTCGCGCGATGCGTTGAAAGCCCTCTGGGCCAAGCTCTTTGGCCATCCGCCGCCGCCGCGCTTTCGCCGCGAGCTGCTGTTGGCCTTCGTGGCCTACCGCCTCCAGGAGAAGCGCTTAGGCGGACTTTCGGCCCAGGCCCGCAAGGAACTGCGGAGCATCGCCGAGGCGGTGGGGCGCAACAAGGCCTACCGGCCAGCGTCTGTTCCAGCCTACAAACCGGGCACGCGGCTCATCCGCCGCTGGGGTGGGGAGGTCCATGAGGTGACGGTCCTGGCCAAGGGCTATGCCTACCGGGGCGACCTCCATGGCAGCCTCTCGGAGATCGCCCGCCTGATCACCGGCACGCGCTGGAATGGCCAGGCCTTCTTTGGCCAGCGCTCCCGGCGCAAGGCACGGGACCTAGCCGCACCGCCAGGCACGGTATCTTCCCCTTCCAACGCAGGGGCGCTTGCAGCACCTGATGCTGCGCGGCCCCGGAAAGGCAGCGGGACGAGGGTCCCCGAGGTGACAGATGCCCCGTGACCCTGAACAAGGTGGCGAAAGCCAGCGCTGCGCTATCTATACCCGCAAGTCCTCGGAGGAAGGTCTGGAGCAGGATTTCAACTCGCTCGATGCCCAGTTTGAGGCCTGTCTGGCCTATATCGCCAGCCAGAAGCAGGAAGGCTGGGTCGCGGTCGCTGAACGCTTCGATGATGGCGGCTATTCCGGCGGCTCGACGCGGAGACCGGCGTTGCGGGCGCTGATGGAGGCGGTCGAGGCCGGTAGGGTCGATATCATCGTCGTCTACAAGGTCGACCGCCTGACCCGCAACCTCTCGGACTTCGCCCGGTTGGTCGAGGTCTTCGACCGCAAGGGTGTGTCCTTTGTCTCGGTCACCCAGCAGTTCAACACCACCTCCTCCATGGGGAGACTGACCCTCAACGTGCTGCTCTCCTTTGCCCAGTTCGAGCGTGAGGTGACGGCAGAGCGCATCCGCGACAAGATCGCCGCCTCCAAGCGCAGAGGCATGTGGATGGGTGGCAGCGTGCCGCTGGGATACGATCACCTGGAACGTAAGCTCGTGATCAACGCGGCCGAGGCCGAGACGGTGCGGCTTATCTACAACCGCTATCTGGAACTGGGCAGCGTGCGCAGCTTGAAGCAGGATCTCACCC